TTTCACATCAAGATGTGGACCCGTAGATCCATACCCAAGACTGCCAATCTTATAAACAACAGAAGGACGCATGGTTGCAGGATCACGCCAAGCTTGACCGTAGCCGTACTTAGCAGCTGATTTAAGAACTTTAGGAAGATAATCCCTGTTCTCTTGAGACTTTCCAATACCGCCTAAACCTGCGTTATAAGCTTGAATGGCACGATTAACATCTCCATTAGTAGCTGCAATCAAACCCTTAAGGTGTTTGGCTGCGTAGTTAATGCTTGCAATGGGATCGTTATAGTTTACACCAGGATGATACTCCGGCATAATTTGAGCGATACCTCTAGCGCCTGCACTAGACTGAGTTCTACCGTAGATAACATCATCACGCCAGTTTGATTCTACTTCAAGAATACCAGTAAGGATTGCAGGATCAATGCCATTAGCCCTTGCAGCCTTCTGTACAACCGTTCCGAAGCCCTTAGGCACCATGGTAGGCTGAAAGCTTCCCATGCTGCTCAGCGCCCGTACAGAGCGGTTATACGTGGGCAGACGATTAAGCAACGCTTGCATCTGAGAAGACATAGCATTATTCGCTACTTCCATAGAAGCAGGCGTAATCAAAGGTTGCATACCAGCCGCTTCACGTTGGCGGTTAATGACTTCAAGACCACTGATACCAAGTTTAGATCCCCAGTATTGAGCCTCCAAAGGCATAGACCAACCGGCTTCACCGTACTTGTCTTCCATTGCAGTCAGTTCTGCAGCATTGAAGATAAGACCAGGTTTCTTGTTAAGAGAAGATTTACCACCACCAAGAATACTAGAACGAATGGTGTTCAGTTTATGGTTAATAGCAGCAGAAGTTTTAGCAGAACCAAGGGTAAAGCTAGAGAACTCACCCATGTTATTCATTGCATAACGAGGGTCAGTCTTAAATTCAGACATTACCTCAGCAACTGCTTGGTTAGCGGCTGCAGCAGGCTTCATACCAGCAGCAACATACTCAGAAACCTTACGATTGAACTTAGCTTGAAGCTCGCCAATCACAAGAGTAGCCATGCCACTGGTAGATCCATCAGGTGAAACCTTCACACGAGGATCAGTTTTAACGTGGTTCTCAATAGCTTTGAGTTGGGTTTTAAAGGTAGAAGTTCTACCAGCTTCTTGTTGCTTAGCTGCAGACATCCACTTGGTTTGAATATCCCAAGGTGCACGAGCTACTTGTTCAGTAGTAAGAAGATTCTGCTCAGCAAGTTTTTCAAAACGATCATTTAGTTCGTCTTTAGCCCGAGCATCCATGCCGTAGGTAGACTCAAGGTTCTTTAGATAAGAACTTTCTCTACCGTATTTATTAAAGAACTCTTGTTGAGCACCCTTGACATTAGCTTCAGTGGCTTCATCAGGGTTATCACGGAAGTAGTTCTCTAGCTGTTGCTCACCTTGCTTAGCAAGCATTTCACGGTCAGCTTCATCAGCAGCAAAGTTAGCACGTGCATTAGCCGCCCGTTCTTTATCAAAAGCGAGGAACTGAGTCTTCCAACGTTCACCAACAGTTTTGTTGGACTCTGGATCAACTTGAGCTTTAATTGAATTATACCGGTCCAGAGTCAGTTCACCTGCCTTATCAAGGTTACCCAGGTGTTTCCAAAACTCTGTCCAAGCACCACGCATTCCAAGGTGGTTACCACGTGCATCAACAGTGGCAGCCATACGCCTAACCCAAGCCAGGCCATCATTATCCACTAGCAGCTCTGAGTCAGCAAGCTCTCGTGCTTTAAAGGACTCTTCTTGAGCGTATTGAAAGCGAGCTTCACCAATGACTTCACTGCGGGCTTTCCGCATTGAAGGAAAAGCGTGTTCATTGAGAAGCGTGTTATTAACACCTACAAGACCGTACTGCTTATAGAACTCAGAGTTCAGTGCACGAACAGCTTGAGCAGTTTTAATCGGATCACCCTTTGCTTGAGCCGGAGTGAAGGCACTGCCATCACTCAAACGAATCTGAAGCGTGTTGTTGCTTTGAAGCTGATCTTCTAGCCAAGGCTTATAAGCATCACCAGCCTGTTTAGCCATTGCACGGCTAAAGCCAATCTTCTCATAATGACCAAGTTTCTTATACAGGTTGGCAACTTCAAACGGTTCGCCTTTAGCAAGCGAATCATTAGCAGCAACTTGCATGGCTGCATCACCAAGCTTAGCTCGGTTTAGGCTTTCAGTGTACTCTTGCCACTCTTCAAAGGTAGCACCAGCATCCAGCGCCTTGTTCATACCACGTTGAATGCCTGCCTCAGCATACATTTCAACACCGGCTTGAACAACCTTGCCTAAGGTTTCAGAGAACTGAACAGCCCTTGCACTTTCTTCTAGATTAAGACGATTGGCAAGATCTTGCAGTTTTGCGGTTTCATTAATCGCATTCCCTTCTGCTTGGATGTTAGAAAGCTCAACTTGTTTGTTGCGCTCAAGCTGATCTGTTTGGTCAGTCAGTTGAAGAGGATTGAAGCCTTGGCGTTCTATCGGGCTTTGATACCCTTGTTGTAGTTGAAGTTCTTTAGATAGTGCCATTTATTTAACCCTTTGCCATTGTACGACCAACAGACATAGCAGTAGAAGCACCACTTGTCAAAGCACTCATAATTGTCAAACCTGCATTCGGTTGGAATGGAGCACTTGGCATTTCAGTTGCAATAAACTGTTGAAGCTCAGGAAGAACACCAAGATCCCCATAAGCATTAAAGACGGACTGTGTGGCTTGACGGCCAAGTGCTTGACGGGTTCTACCGGCTTGTCCAACAACACCGGTAAGGCGTTCGGCTTCCATAGCAGCATTCCGTCCAAACACACCAAGGGTTCCAAGAACATCAGCACGTTCTCGTGAACGACTAGTTCCTTCAAAAGCTGCACGGTTAAAACCTACAGCCTGTGATAATGCAGTTAGTTGACCCTGCCTGGAGTAAGCTGATTGAGCAAATGCAGCACCCAGTTCACGTTGCAAGTCTTCACCAGCACGTGCAAAATCTTCTTGAATAAAGCCAAGGTTCTGCGTAAAGCGACCGGTTTGGTAACCATAAATGTCAGCAGTACGCTTATTGGATGCAGCAACAAGTTTAGCGTTCAGTTCATTCTGACGTTGAACCCGTGCTTTTTCTTGTTCGTATTGTTGCTGCCTTTGGGCGCTTTCTTGGCTTGCACCAAATAAAGACTGTCCAATAGACAGCACGCCCATAATACTGGCGCTTACTGGTTCAAATGCTACCATTGTTTACTTTTGCAAATTCCACGTAATAGATGTTTCGTGTGTCACACGGGACGACGTTAATAACCTTGAAACCAATAAGTCTCAAGAACTTTCTTAGATTATTGTTCTGAATATCTACTCGGTTCCAAAGAAATGGTCCCAAGGTCTTAACAACCTCTTTGGCTTGTTTGATGAATGTCTTAGGGTGCTTTCGGATTTCATTTGTCATGTTCATCCATACACACCCATAATCATCAACACCAAACAATGCAGCAGGTTTGCCGTCAGGACTAATTAGAAGAAGGGGATTACTATAAATAGTATCTGCAGCCATACACAGAACTGGATTCTTACCAGCTCTGAAGAAGTCTGCTTTCCCTTCTTCTAATAGATCCCTTGCTATTGCAGGTACATCTTCTAAAGTAGCAGGTCTTATGCTAAACTTAGGGGTGGAATTAGTCAAAGTTAACCTCTGTAGAAACGGTTGCTGTATTTACCTTCCCACGTCAAATCCAATAGGTTTACTGGGAATGGAGTATCCCCAATAATCCTAATAGAGATGTTTCGGTTTCGCTGGTAAATTGGTACAACGTGCAGCGAAGTAGCAGAAAGGTTAACGTTATTGAGTACGTAAGTATTAGGCAGTGTGGTAGACACTACATTCTCCCATGTAGGGATGCCAGTCAAATCAATTTCATAAGTTACAGGACCGCTAAGACCCGTACCAACTGTGATTCGATGAATGATAAGATCAGCGGTTTGATCACTGCTAACAAAGCTTCCCTCACTCTTAGTAATATAAAATGTAGGAAGTTCAAGTGACATGTCGTATTGGTATCCAATGATTAGATCCCGACCACGATAGTCACCATCAATGTCAGCATAGTAAGCACCGGTTGTACCTGCTACTGTTGGTTCAAGGACAGCACCAACGGATTGACTGGAGGTAACATTACTACCTCCGATGTAACCACCAAGGACTACAACCACAAAAGTTTTACCGGCTACAGTGTCATAAGGTAAAAAGACACGGGTTGTATCAGTGCCAGAATTGTAAGTTCTGTAAGGGTTGATGGTCCAATTATCCAAGAACACATCGGTCTTTTCACCAGTGGGAAGAGTAAGGAACCCTTCATCACTTGATTGGCGAAGATTAAATGCTTGAACTTCTACTTCACTACCATTGGCTACTACAGTGTAGTAAGTGCTTTGATCAAAGAATTGATCCAACAAAGTACCAGCCAAGGTCCACTTATACCAAGATTGCACTCGTTTCTCACTTAGTTGCAAGAATCGGTATTGATAGACAGTGCTACTTCCTACAGTACCCAACGAAATGATTGATGCAGCTGCAGAAGAAATAAAGCTATCAATAGTACTTGGAATCAGTTCAGGAATGTTATAGGTTAGCTCTTCTGCAAGAGGAGGGCTATCATTCCTAATATCTGTCAGGTTAAATAGCTTTGTGTAAAGAGAAGTTTTAGCAATAAAATTAGTGGAGATACCAGTAGAAACAGCTTCAACATGAGCCTCACACTCATATGACGACATAGTATTAATCTTTGCCGTCTTAGGACTCAGAATGTCAGAGTCAGTGCTAAGCAGAAACTGTTCAGTATTACCAAATAGAATCAGACCAACAGCTGTAGGCCGTACGTAGTTAAGAGTAACTGGTTTAGCAGTTGATGCCGAAATATCAATCGGGTCATCATCTGTTGAGGTAAGAGCGGTGGTGTTAAAGAAGTTGAACAGGTCACCTGCTCGGCTCATGGTTACCGTTTCATTAGACAAGAAACCAAGTCGGTTCCGATAAAGGAACATGTGCTTGATGGTAGTTCCAATGAAACTAGGATTAGGATTAGTGGTAAGATCACCAACCAAACGGTCATCCCAAGTCACAGGTCCATAAGTAAATGAACCATCTGTCTGACGTACCAACTGATGTGGCATAGTCAGTGGATCAAGCTTATACGTAATACCAGGTCCAACAGTCTCTTCCCATGTGCCTACGCCATAAGTAGCACCAGAAGAAGTGTTAAACTGTAGCCACATATCATCAACTTCAACATCAGCAGAGTTGACAACCTTTACAAGGTAACCATCTTTAGCTTGACTGGGAAGAGCTGATACCGTAGCAACAGTATCCTGGAAAGCATACAAGGCATCCTCTGAAGGACCACCTGTAACTTCAATAGTAAAGGAAGCAGTACAACTAATGTAGATACCAGCACCAACTCGTATGGCAGTGTAGGTCTTACCACCAAAAGTTTGGTTGTGAATATCACCAACAAGATCAGAAAGGATTTGATCTACGTCACCACCAGCACCTGCATTGTATGTGCCCCGTAAGGTTCCATCAAGTTTGATCTGGTAATGACCTGTACCGACAATACTGAGAACAACAAAAGCTTGATGAGGAAGAGCAGCAGTTGTAGTCACTGTATCCATTGCTACAGTCTTTGCTTTATTCAAAACAAAGGTGTAGTCATTGAGTGTTAGTACTTCAATGTCATTCGGATCAGCATCTTTAAGATAAGCATTAGCAGGGACAGTGGTAATAGCACAGTTATTTACCTGTGTATTATAAAGACCAAGCTTAGTGGCTTCATCTGTAACGGCGTTATCGTAGTTGGTCTGTGCCGTATTCATTGCAGCCAAGGCTGCTGCAAGTTGACCAGCAGTATGTGTGGCAGCTACATCATGTATCGCTGTAAAGACCCTGTAGCCCTCTGCAGCAAGCTTTGGATGCTCATCGGTACGTTCGGTACCAAGAGCGTATCCAGCGGGCAAGGAGACGCTTGTAGACACCACTGTGTCAGCGTTCTTAACTACATACACTCCAGCTGCATTTTTAGTGATACCTGAATACAGGTACACCTCATGAAAAGAGTTAGGAGAACTGGGAGGAGTGTAGTTGTATTTTACATCAAACAACTCTTCCGTAGTACTGTTTTGACCAGCAAGGGTTTCAGCATACGTAGACTGAGCATCATTCAGTTCAGTCAGCTTAACCTTTTTAAAAGCTACAGCAGTATTATAGTTAGCCAGTGTAGTTTTTACATTAGCTATTACACACGTACCAGGGACACCAGTATTGGTTCCCATGTTAACAGCTCGGGGAGAACCATCTGCAAGATTCCAGATGCGAAATACGTTGTTAGCATACTGAGCAACGTACTTCTCTTCTTCATCCCTAAGAATCGAAAACCAACGACCAGTGGTGGTAGCGTTTGTCAACGACTCAATGTATTCACCACCTGGGCGCTTCAACATACCCAACGCAAAGTCAGGTAGGGTATTCACAGCATCACGGACTTGTCCAGGAAACTTCTTACTATCTGGCTGTTGTGAGATACCAAGAAATAGGTTTGGGATTCTTTGGCTGATTGTACTCATCGCATCAAAGCTTGATAAGGTTGGTAGCTTGCGTAATAGTTATGACCATCCCTAAATCCGAACATGGAGTAATCACCCTGGTTGCATTCATATTCAATGGCTGCAGCACGGGTATAGACTTCTTGTTCAGCAAGGAGTTTATTGATTTCTTGATCACCAATTAATTTAGTGGCACACATGCGGGCAGCACGTGCAACGATGTACGTTTGAATAGCAGGGGGTACATCAGTGAAATCAAAGTACCAAGTAATATCCGCATGAATATCCTCGGTAAATTCAAAGGTGTGGTGAAGACGGTCGTACAACTTACCACTACGACGTACAAGATCGTAATCGTTTTTATGGTGTTCTACATTAGCATCCATCTGTAGAACGTTGTACGGATAAGTAATTTGATTGGTGTTGGAATCGGGTTGCATTACATAGTCCCGCTCCGTGTTAAAGATCCAACCTTCAGATTGGACTTGTCGATTAATCTCACGAAGAGTGTTAAGGACAATGGAGACTTCGGGGTTCTGTAGATCCAGCGTGGTGACAGGTGCCTGTCCCACAGAGCTTAAAATTTGATTAACAGCATCCAGTTCGGTGGACGCAGCATATGTAGGAAAGGGCATAGTACCTATCAGAAGATAAAAAAAAGGGGAACCGAAGTTCCCCCAAGATTGATTACAAAGAATCAGAAAGCAGAAGGCGCAGTGCCACCCACGTACAGCTCAACAGCGCAAGCGGGGTTCAGATAGTCGGCCCCCATTGCGAGCCTTCCGAGGATAACGTCTCCTTGATAGATCACCGACACGTCGCCGCTGGTCACTTGCACTTGAGGACCAATGGCCTCAACCACACCAGCAGCCTCCTTCTGGAAGATCAGGCCGCAGGACTTGGTACCCACTTCAGCAGCAGTACCGTAGTCGTTGTTCACACCGCTGCCGGTAGCAGCGTTCTCAAGAGCAGGACCAACGAAACTACCCACGTTACCAGGCGAGGTTTCACCAGTGGTGCCGCCGTACTTGGTACCGTAGTTGCCCAGGAACGGAATGTTCATGGACTTGTAGATCTTGATACCGGCAATCTCGATGATGCCGTTACCGCGCTGCAGGGAATCACCCTGAGCATCGCGGTTCACCAGACCGTTGGAACCGATGGCTTGGATCAGCGAGTAGTACTGGCGGGGGTTCAGAACACCCACACGACCGTCGCTGGACACGCCCTTCTCATCCATCGCAGCAGCAGCGTCATAGAACGCAGCCACCAGGGCGGTAGAGTCGAAAGCATCGGAATCGTTGGCAGAAGAGCCAACACGGATTTGAGTACCACCAGGCTCAACGAAGCTGGCCTTGGTGATCGGGCTGGCTTGACGAGCGCCACGGGCGATAGCACGGAAGATATAACGGTCATACTTCTCAGCGAGAGCATAGCCGATCTTACGGGAAATCTCAGAGCGCAGGTCGTAGTGAGCCAGCACTTCATCCAGCTCATACACGAAAGCCGAACTAATCAGAAGGTCATCACAGGTGATGGTCTTCTCAGCCACCGGGGGCGCACCATCGCTGTTGCCAAGGATAGCGTTGCCAGGGGTGTGAAACTCAGCCGTGGTACGGCCAGTGTAGATGAACTGAAGAGACTTACCGTTCTTCAGAGTGCGCTTCATAACCAGGTCACGAGCAATCGACTCGTGCTGGAAACCTTTGAACATCTCGCCGCTAAACAGCTTGAGATACAGAGCACGGGCGTCGCCCGCACCATTATCCTGACCAGGACGAGTCAGGCTCGTGGTCAGGGTAGAAGTTTGATGTGCCATTGAAAGAGAGAAAGAAGTTGTTTACTTGCTCTCCAAACGTTTGGAAAAAAAATGTGTAGCCTTATTGTGTTGTCGTCTTTCCGACTGTCAACGGCTAAGGGTGTCGGCGTACCGGCCTCAGCCAAGGAAGGGAGAGTCCGACTCTGAGGTGCTCTCCCTACGATTTACTCAGATTCTTCCTGAGTCTCTTCTTCTTCAGTTTGTTCTTCTTCTTGCACTTCAGGCTCAGGACTGTAACGAGTTACAAAAGCCTGAAGCTGGGAGGATTGATGTGCCACGCTCAACCAATAGCAGGAGCTACCAGAGCCACAGGAGTAGTTTCAGCAGCAGCCAAATCAAGAGGGAAGTTGTGAGCGTTGCGCTCGTGCATTACCTCAAAACCAAGGTTAGCCTTGTTCAGAATATCTGCCCAAGTATTAATCACGTGGTTCTTGTTGTCAAGAAGCGACTGGTTAAAGTTAAACCCGTTCAGGTTGAAGGCCATGGTAGACACGCCAAGAGCAGCAAACCAAATGCCAACCACCGGCCAAGCAGCCAAGAAGAAGTGCAGACTACGAGAGTTATTGAACGAAGCGTACTGGAAGATCAAACGTCCAAAGTAACCATGAGCGGCTACAATGTTGTACGTCTCTTCCTCTTGTCCAAACTTATAACCGTAGTTCTGAGATACCTCTTCAGTCGTTTCACGAACAAGCGAGGAGGTCACAAGTGAACCGTGCATTGCACTGAACAGAGAACCACCAAACACACCTGCTACCCCAAGCATGTGGAAGGGGTGCATCAGGATGTTGTGCTCAGCCTGGAACACCAGCATGTAGTTGAATGTACCACTGATACCAAGGGGCATAGCATCGGAGAACGAGCCTTGGCCAAAAGGATAAACAAGGAACACAGCGGTTGCTGCTGCCACAGGAGCAGAGTACGCAACAAAGATCCAGGGACGCATCCCTAGTCGATAGCTAAGTTCCCACTCTCGTCCCATGTAAGCATAGATGCCAATGAGGAAGTGGAACACTGTGAGTTGGAATGGACCCCCGTTGTAGAGCCATTCATCAAGTGAACTAGCTTCCCAAATTGGGTAGAAGTGAAGTCCGATGGCATTGCTGCTCGGAACGACGGCTCCCGATATGATGTTGTTTCCATAAAGAAGACTCCCAGAGACGGGCTCACGGATGCCATCAATATCGACAGGTGGAGCCGCAACAAATGCAAGAATAAAACAGGTGGTTGCTGCAAGCAGGCAAGGAATCATGAGGACTCCGAACCACCCAACATAAAGACGATTGTTGGTGCTGGTTACCCAGCTACAAAAACGGTCCCAGTTGGACTGAGACCGAGGAGCTGCAAGAATAGCAGTCATAGTTGAAGTTAGTTAAGACGGGTTACTTTTACCCTTCCAACTCCAGAGTTAGTGAGACCGATAGCATCAGCCGCACCTTTACTGAGATCCAATCCCCTGCCATGAGCATAAGGACCGCGATCATTGACCCGAACAACGGCACACCGTTTGAAGCAAGCTTTGAGCTTAGTTCCAAATGGGAGTGTCTTGTGCGCTGCAGTAAGGCCGTTTTGATTGTACCGTTCACCGTTAGCGGTGAGGTTTCCATGGAAGCCAGGACCATACCAACTGGTGATCACCGACAGAGTAGTTAGAACAGGAATCATAATAAATAAGCAAAGAACTTTTATATTGCTTACTTCTTCTGTTTGTCCCGTCACAACACGCGCAGTAATGACGGGGCTACCGTATTACTTTTTCTTTGCAGTCTTAGCTGCTTGCTTGAATTGTTTAGCGGTAGGAGCACCAGCAGTACCAGGCTTCCTCATTTTCTCACCGCTACCTTTGGCAATACGCTCACGCTTAGCATGAATGTTTGCATAGAGTCCAGGCTTAGCCATTACTTTTTCTTCTTAGATTTACCAGCTTTGTTAAGAGCAATGGCAACAGCTTGCTTTTGAGGATAACCCTCAGACTTCATTTGTCGGATGTTAGCGGAGACAGCTTTGTCAGACTTACCTTTTTTTAGTGGCACCGCGCTTCTCCTTGGCTTCCATTGCTTTGGACTCTTTAGCTTCGTGCTTCTTCATGGCAGCCTTAGAAGCGTACTTCTCTTTGCCACCATACTCCGTCATTTTCTTAGCAGGCATTACCAGATACCGGGGATAATTTGACCAGTCAGCGCGTAAGCGCCAAGAGCAGCCATGATGCCAAGCATAGCCAGGCGACCGTTAAGGAGTTCGGCTCGCTCATTGTGGGGAACAGTGTAATCTTTGTCAGTGTACATGGTGGGTTCAATAGGCCAAAGGTTAGTGTCGTTCATCAAAACTCTACATCAGAACGTTCAAGCTTTTCGATCACATCCTGACGATAAGCAGGATCGTTATCATAACGAGGATCGGACATAGCACGTACCAGCTCAGCTTGGCTACGGAATGCGTCTTGTGAGCGAGCGGGTTTACCACTCAGCAGTTCTCCTTCAACTCCCATAGCGTCGGTGTAGCGATAGTACAATGCTTGCAGTGCAAGCTGAATAGCGTTAGTGTTGCCAGATTCAACGAGAGAATCAAAAGCTTCGATCTCACTTTCACTGAAGTTTTCTGCTGCCCAACTGGTCAGCTGATTGTAAGCGGCTTGACCACCTACAGAGTTTTGAAGTTGATTGACTTCTTGGTTGCTAAGCTCTCGGCCTTGAACGGATGGTTGGTTAGCTTGCATCTCAAGGTAGGCTTGCACCAAATCCTGAGATGACATTTGAGAGAATGCTTCAAGCGTCTCTGCACTCAGTTCCCCTTTTTCTGAATACTCATCACCGGCAAGTGAGAACAATTCAGCCAGGTCACTGTAATCCCGACTCTCTTCTTCAACTGGTTCTTCTTCGGAAAGTTCCTCTTCAACGGATTCCTCACGATTGTTACCACCCAGTTTCTTCTCAAGCTCCATATAAGCTTTCTCAAGATCCTGAGCGTTCTTATACTTACCAGCCAGCATACCCTCGTGTTGAGCCATCAGCTCTTCACCGATAGCAAGGGAATCAGCTTCGTCGGATTCAATAGACGACATTACTTCTGCATCAGGAGTAGCGTCGTAGCTCAAAATTTCTGCCATAAAAAGTTATTGCATTGGTGGAGCAGATTGACTTGCCATGTAGTTGGCAATGGTTTCTTCTGCATTAGGGTTCTTAGACGGGTCAGCAATAGGAGCCTTGAGCATGTCAGGCATCTGTTGCATCTGCAGCATCTGTTGCTGTTGACCCATAGCTTGTTGACGCTCAGCTTGACGCTGATCCATCGACTTAACAAGGTTCAGTACATCAATACCCTGTGCAGCTGCCAAGCGTTTGATTGCTTCGTCTGCATTGATGAACTGCAGCATCTGGTCAGGACCAAGTGCTTGAGAGATTGTAGCAATAAAGGTGGTAAGGGACTCACGATCTTGACCGCGACCAAGAGCATTGATACCAGCAACGATGGTGGGGTTAACCAGATCCTTAGGAATCTTAGGCAACTCACCAGTACGTTGCAGAACCAGAAGCTTACGGTTGAGGTAAGGGATCAGGAACTCTACAGTCAACAGGGAGAACAAACCACCCAGCTGCTGTTCCAGCTCCATCTGAGTAAGGCGAACCTCTTCAGCAGTTGTCCGTTCAGACTGACGAACAGTAAGAACAAGGAACGCTTCAGAGATGCGACGCTCAAGGGATGCTGCAAGGTTAGCAGCTGTACTGAAGTCAGCGGTCTTACCAACTTGGATAACACCAATGTCATCAGGCCGTCCTTGAACGATTGCACCGTTGCCTGCCTGGGCGATGGTCTGGGGTTTAGTGGTGCTTGAGGGTGATACCACGAAGACCACCTTAGCGGCTGCTGCAGAGCCTTCTACGAGTGCCTGAGAGAGTGCATCAAGCGACTTGAGATCACCCAGAAACTCTTCGACCCTACCTCGTCCGTAGTTCTCACCGTCAACAGAGTTGAACCGGAGAACCAACCAAGGGTTAGCATCTTTAGGAGCCTTGCCTTCAGTGCCAGGGACTCGCTTACCGAATGCCTCTTGATGCCACAACCAACGGTTGTTATCAAGGCGCACATGGGTGTACACTTCTACGTCATCTTCATGAGCGTAGTTGCGTTCATTAACTTGATAATCTTTTTCTTGAAGTTCTTTAGGAAGAAGCTTCTTGTTGATCAATTCTTTGGTGACGATCTCAATTACGTTACCGTTACCATCTCGATCCACTACGTAGCGGTTCAATGGATAATGCTTAAGCCCATCCTTGCCCATGTAGATAAGTGCATTGCCACCAACAACAAGGTGTTTGATGGCTTGGTGAACGACAACACGATCACTGGAAGCAGCAATCGAGTCCATCACCATGCGTTCAATCTTGGCAAAACTCAGGTCAAGTTCAGAGCGGATCTCAGCAGGCAGCTCAGTGCCTAGCTTATCATCACGAATTTGAAGCTTGAAGAAGGTAGTCTGAGGAGGAAGCAATGCAAGCATAAGCTTAGCTGCCAACGTGACTACCGACTTAGCTCCTACTGATTGCCAAGGTTGCTTAAGGGACTTGTGGGAAATCCTATGCTCATCACGTTGGATGAGATAAGGGATCGTAAGCTCAGAGCATTCAACCGCAGTTTGGAGAAAGTTAGTACGGTAACTACTTAGATGATCGTACCTTGATTTAGCGTTCATCTAATTAACCAAGGTTAGTTCCGCTTGTACCCATTTCAACATTAGTGCCAGGGGTACGATTAATACGAAGAGAAGCCACACCAACAGCTTCACCAGGCTTCTTCTGCTTGGTACGCATAATTGGAGTTGCAGCGTCAGAGGCCATCCTGACTCGGGTTGCAGCCTTAGAACTATCAGAAATCATCTTCAATGCTTCTTGTTGCCTTTGATTGGCTTCATTCTGCATCGCGGTCATTCGATCCAATTCGGCTTGGCGGGCACGTTCGGCTTGTGCATACATTCCAGCAATACGTGATTCTTCACGCATCCGTTCTTGTGCTGCGTGATGAGCGCGTTTGCCTCCACTGGTGTCACACATAATTTAATCCTCTTGGGTAAGACGTGTTCGTATCCATTCCACAACACTTGCTTGACCAGACCGATACATGATCTGGTTAAGCGAAGTGTCAGGAGTAGGGTTGATGGGTGGATAAAGTTCCTCTAGCTCAGCCAACAACTTTTCAACAGTCAGAAGGTTAAGCGTATTGAGGGAGGTTAGGGTTTGCATGTTCAAAGAACGCTGGCATCCGTGCTCGCTTGGTATCGGAAAGCTCAGGAGCTTTACCTTCATACATCAGGCGATCACTTGCATCCAGCCAAAATTTTTTGTTCAAATACTTATTGGAGTCTACCCCAGAAAGGGGTTGCATCACCCAATTTATAGTTGCTTTACGGAGCTTGTCAAGAGAAGG